CGCGGGGGCTGGCGGGCTAGTCCCGCGTCCCAGAACGGCATGACGAAAGGTCGATCGCGCGAGGAGAGACGCGGTTCGGAGGTGGACCGTGGCTCGTAAGAAGGGCAAGACGGGGCTTAATCCCCTGCAAAAGAAGTTCGTCGTCGAGTACCTGGTCGACTTCAACGCGACCAAGGCGGCGATCCGGGCGGGATACAGCCCCAAGTCGGCCTATTCTCAAGCCCATGAACTCTTGAAAGTTCCCGAGATTCGCGCGGCCATTGCGCTTAAGACCGATGCCCTCCTGACCGAAGCTGGTGTTTCCGCCGGTCGCATCATCCGGGAGTACAGCCGCATCGCCTTCGGGGACATCCGCGAGGGCGTGAACTGGGATGACGAGGGCAACGTCACCTGGACGCCCAGCGCCGACCTGCCCGCCGACTTCGCCGCCACGATCGGCGAGTTCAGCCAGACGGTGACCGTCATCCCCCAGAAGGGTGGAGGCGAGCCGATCGAGCGTCGGCAGATGAAGCTCAAGCAGCATGACAAGCTGAACGCGCTCGCCAAGCTGTTCGAGTACGAGGGCCTGGCCCGCGACATGCGGATGAAGGTCGAGCTGACCGGCAAGGACGGAGGCCCCGTCGAGCATGTCGTCGATCATCGGGCCACACTCGCCCAGGTCCTTGCGAAGGTGGCTCCGCTCCCTGACGGCGGAGCAGCGAGCGAAGCTGATCCAGGAGCTGCCACCTGACGCTGCGGCGGCCCTCGCCCGGGACTGGACGATCACGCTTGCCCGTGACGAGCAGCTCGCACCGGAAGGTGATTGGCGGGTGTGCTGCTTCCTGGCCGGCCGTGGCTGGGGTAAGACGCGCGTCGGCGCGGAGTGGACGCACGAGACGACCCTGACCGTTGGCCGCGTGGCCCTGGTCGCCCCGACGGCCGCGGACGTGCGCGACGTGATGGTCGAGGGCGAGTCGGGGATCCTGGCGACGGCGCCGCCCAACCATCGTCCCCTGTACGAACCTTCGAAGCGCCGCCTGACCTGGCCGAACGGGGCGATCGCCACCACCTACTCGGCCGACGAGCCCGACCGGCTTCGCGGCCCCCAGCACGGCGCGGCATGGGCCGACGAGGTCGCCGCGTGGAAGCGGCCGGAAGCCTGGGACATGTTGATGTTCGGCCTCCGCCTGGGCAGCGACCCGCGCGCGGTGGTCACCACCACGCCCAAGCAGGTCCCGCACATGCGGGCGATCAAGAAGGCGCCCCACACCGTCATCATCCGCGGCCGGACCAAGGACAACGCCGCGAACCTCGCTCCTGCCTTCCTGACCGCCATCGTGAGCAAGTACGAGGGTACGCGGCTCGGCCGCCAGGAACTCGACGGCGAGGACATCGAGGACAACCCTGGCGCGCTTTGGAAACGAGCGTCGATCGACGACAACCGGGTGATGAAGCATCCGGACCTCGTCCGGGTCGTGGTCGGCGTCGACCCGATGGCTTCGGCCGATGCGGCATCGGAGATCGACGGCGAGGGGAGCGAGACGGGCATCGTGGTCGCCGGCCTGGGCGTCGACGGCCATGGCTACATCCTGGACGACCCCTCCGTCGGAGGTTCGCCGGACACCTGGGGCCGGGCCGTCGTGACCGCCTACCACCGCAACCACGCCGACCGCGTCGTACCCGAGGTCAACAACGGCGGGGACATGGTCGTCTACGTCATCGAGACGATCGACGACACCGTGGCGGTGAAGCCGGTCAGGGCTTCGAGGGGGAAGGCCACGCGCGCGGAGCCCGTCGCCGCCCTGTACGAACAGGGGCGCGTCCACCACGTCGGGACCTTCGGCATCCTCGAGGACCAGATGTGCCAATGGATGCCCGGCCAGAAGTCGCCGGACCGCATGGACGCCCTCGTCTGGGCCCTGACGGAGTTGATGCTCGAGGGGGCGGGGGGCTGGCATGTTGCGTGACCTGTTCGCTCGCCTGGGTGCCGCCGCCAAGGCGTTCCGTCTCGGCCCCGCCACGGTCCAGTACGTCGACCAGGCATGGGGCATCAACCCGGAGACGTGGCAGCCGTCCAAGTTCGCGGACTTCCAGTCGGCCAGCGTGGGCGTCTACGCCTGTTCGAGCATCCGTGCCCAAAACCTGGCCGGCCTGCCCTTCGTGCTCACGCGCGGCGAGGGCGACAACAAGGAGGTCATCCGCACCGGGCAGATCCACGACCTGCTGAGCAAGGTCAACCCGTTCTGGACGTGGAACCGCCTCATCCAGATGACCGAGCTCGCGCTGTGCACGTGGGGCGAGGGGTTCTGGGTCCTCGAGCGGGGGAAGTCCGGCAAAGGCCGGCCGACGGAGATCTGGTGGGCGCGGCCGGACGCGATGCGCGTAATCCCCGACGCCACGAACTACCTCAAGGGCTTCGTCTACAGCCACAACGGCGTCGACCTGGCGTTCACGCCAGACGAGGTCATCTGGTTCCGGTACGCGAACGTGGCCGACGAGTTCCGCGGCCTGTCGCCCATCTCCGCGGCCCGCATCTCGATCGAGATGTCGATCGCCGCGCTTGCGAGCAACCGCCGCGTGTTCTCGAACGGATACCAGATCGCGGGCATCGTGGCGCCGGTCGACAAGGACGCCCGCATGACTCCGGCCCAGGCCGACGAAGTCCAGGCCATGCTGACCAAGCGGCTGCGTGGCGAGCGGAACGCGCACTCCTTGGCCGTCTTGAATAACGCGATTAGCGTCTCGCCGCTGTCCATCAGCCCGAAGGACGCCCAGTTCATCGAAATGATGCGCTGGGGCCTGGGCGACGTGTGCCGGGTGTACAAGGTGCCCCCCCTGGTCGTTCACGACCTGGAAAAGGCCACCTACAGCAACATGGACGCCGCGTACAAGGCGCTGTGGACCGACTGCCTGGTGCCCGAGACGGTGTTCATCGCGTCGGAGATCCAGGAGCAGCTCCTGCCGATGTTCGACGGCGAGGCCGACGGCTGCGAATTCGACACGTCGCGCGTGGCCGTGCTGCAAGAGGACCAGGCCGAGGTCACGGCCCAGGCCGCCACCTGGTGGACGATGGGCGTGCCCTTGAACCGGGTCCTGCAAGAGTACCGGCCGACCCTCCTGCCGCCCGGCGGCGACGGCTATCCGTGGGGCGACGAGCCCGGCGGCGCCGTGACCGACCCGACGGCGGACCCCGCGGCCCAGCCCGGGCAGGGGAAGCCCCCGAAGCCCGGCCGGAAGCCGAAGGACCAAGATAAGCCCAAGGCCGACGACGACCAGAGCCAGGACCCGCGCGAGGACACCAAGCGCGCACTCGCAAGGGCCCTGGCCGAGGTCCGGGCGGCGCGACTCGAACGGGAGCGAGCCGCCCGCCATGCCGCCAAGGCGATCGCCTACGGCAGCGACGAACACAAGGCCAAGGTGGCCGCGTTCGAGGCCGTGGTTGGCGACCACGAGGAGGCCATGAAGGCCGTCGTCGTGGCCCTGTTCGAGCAGCAGCGCGTCGCCCTGGTGGCACGCATCCGCGGGCGCAAGTCCGTCCCGATGCAGCGCGCCGCCCTGACCGACACCCAGGTGAAGGGCTGGCTGACCGACATGATCGGCAAGGCCAAGGACTGGTGGGACGCCTTCATCGAGGCCGCCACGCCGGTGCTGGGTCGGGCCGCGGTCGACGCCGGGCTCGCCACCCTGGTCGACGTGTCCGGCGACGACCACGGGATCGACTTCAACATCTCCCGTCCCGAGGTGGCCGAGTTCCTGGCCGGGCGCGCCCAGCGCTTCGCCGAGCACGTGAACGAGACCACCTGGGAGCACCTCAAGGAGTCGCTGAACTTCGGCCGCGAGGCCGGCGAGGGCATCGACGAGCTGGCCGAGCGCGTCGAGGCGGTGATGGGTGACCGCATCAAGTCGTCGGCCGAGAACATCGCCCGGACGGAGACGATGGGAGCGCTGAACGGCGGGGCCCTTGAAGCGGCGCGCGCCTCCGGCGTGGTCGACGGCAAGGAGTGGCTCGCCGCCCTGGATGGCCGCACCCGCGCGACGCACGTCCGGGCGCACGGCCGCTACCAGGGGCACCCCATCGGGCTCGACGAGGACTTCCACGTCGGCGTCGGGCATGGTCCGCACCCGGGGGCCATCGGGCTACCGGAGGAGGACTGCCACTGCCGCTGTTCGATGACCTGGGTCGTGCGCGACGACGACGAGGACGAGCAGCGGTCGGTGCCCTCGACGGTGGCCGATGCGGTCGCCGGGCTGCAGGCCTGGGTGGGGAGGCCGTAATGTTCATCCCCGCCGCCGACCCCGCACTCTCCGCCCTGGCTGCCGACATCAAGCGGGACTTGGGGTTGGAGCGAGCGCG